GCTTTTTCAGCGGCTTCACTAGCTTTGCCTCTAGTTTCTGCGTAACTATCATCAATTTTATTTGCAAACTCTTGGGAATAAGGGATTTCAGGAGTTCTAGCTTTGTTGTAGGAAAGGCTTTCATGTCCTGCCTGCATTTTTTTTCCACCCCAAACAGCTATGGGATTGCCAACTTCTCTACCTTCCCTCTCATACTCTTTGCCTTTTTTTGCTAACCCACCTTCAGCCATAGTTGCAGTTTTTTCCGCTTGTTTAAAAGCTTGTGCGGTCGGAGCACCTTCACTGCCGGGCTTTCTCATTTTTTCCCCGCTACCTTCGGCAATGCGTTCTCTTTTCGCATGAATATTTGCGTACAATCCACCGCCCTTAGCCATATTTTTCCTTTTTACCGCGTAAGCAATAGCAACAGCCTGCTTGGGAGGCTTGCCAGCTTCAATCTCGGTCTTGATATTACTCTCAAAAGCTTTTTTTGATTTTCCCTCTTTTAAAGGCATATTGTCCCCAATCATTCCACCATCTGCGCAGTTCCATCGTTTTAATGCTGCGCCCTTCGGTGTCAGTTCTCCACCCTCTCGAGTTGGCCCTTTTACCCCTGACATTCTTGCACAAAAACTTTTCTTCCTCCCCGCAGCTTCCGTTCCGGGTTTAGGGCTTCCGGTTACAGGCCTTTTCAAATTACTTCCCGTTTCTCGGTTTAGTTTTTCTCGGTAGGCATCATTTAACCCACCGCTTCGAGAATGCTTTTTAGGGTTGTAACCCTTAAACGGTTTACCTTCTGCCATGCCAATTTCCCCTAAATCAGCGACCTTTTATCGTAATTTTGCTTCAAAGTTGTTTAAACGGTACAAAATTTGTTTACTTTTTAACTTTGGATGTTTAGAAACAATCGTTCATTGGTGAACTACCGGCTTGAAGAAAGTTGCGCTTTGACACCAAGCCCCCAGTTTGGCCCTGAAGTTACAGGGGGCCGGTAGTTATTTAATCTTTTTTAATTTATTAATTTTAGAAATAGCGGTTTTTAATATGGTGTGACTGTCCATGTTGTCCACGTCATTGGGTTCTTCAGTTAGCCAGCTTGCTAAATAAATAGCCTTTTTATCGCTGTGGAGTACTTCCCCAATCGCTCGGCACTGAATAGGTAGCCCTACCCCACCCGTTGTGCAAACGTGGTCTAAAAAATGAACCTCGACCAAATCCCCTTTTTTTACTCTCATGGTTGATACACCACGTTATCGAAGAAGGCTTGGTACACGCCTTTGTGCATTGTAATGCTTACGAGTTGATGAAAAAACGTGCCGTTCGGCTTATGATAAGTTATTCCGAAGCCATGGGTCCAATCACTGATGTCCAATATATATTCGGCGGCTTTAAGTTGATCACCGAGCCAGCCTATGTTCAAGCCTACAAAGTCCTGACCGTATGCGTTTTGTATGTGATACTCCTGTATTTTATGGGTGTGACCAAAAATCACCGATGACCTAAATTTCTTTACCATTGCGGCCGCAGGGTTTTCGCCGGCCCTACTCCCATGTACACAAACTAAGTTTCCAATTTTATATTTTCCAGATTGACCATACGGAATATACAGAACGTCTTTAGGTAACCCCATGATTTCTTCATTCTTAAATATGCCGGCAAGCTTTGGAGCATGGTCTGCAACATATCTAATAAGTCTTCTTTCATGATTGCCTTCTAAAAATACTAATTTTTTGGTGGGCACCTTCGTGATTAGCTCATCTAGCGCGCCCCGGGCCTCTGCCATTTCATCCTTCCAGGTTTTCCAATCCATCAGGGGGTCTTTTGCGTGGCGAGATACCGAATAGAAATCAAAGAAGTCGCCATGAATTACTACTTCATGTGGTTTTAAATCTTTGCCAATATCGAGGAGGATTTTCCAAGCGGCTTTCGATATAAATGGATGGTGACAATCCGAAACGTGCAACACTCGTTTAAGTGTACTCAAGTCTCACCGCCAGGAAAGGAAGTTTAGGGATTTGATAATTGTAAACTAAAAATCAGAAGAATAATAATTCTCCTCGTCATCTTCTGCCCTGCGTTGTCTTTCCCAGGCTTGGTTATACATTTCGTCTTGCTGCTCTTTATACCATTTATCAGTATAAGGTTTGGTTACAGCTTTAGGTTCTTCGTGTAACCAATGCAATGCTTCCCTAAACGCATAAAGAACCGCGTCACATATATCTGAATGGAATGTGTCTTTTATCTTTGGTTTTCCGTCTGGGTTTGGATTGTCCCTATCCCATTCCACCAAACGGCAATCCTCTGCGAAGCGGGATGATTTTCGGGCAAAAAATCTTCTTGTCCTAAGTGCGTCATTGAGGATTTCGATATACTCAAACTTTCTTGCCTTTTCTGCGGGGCTGATTGGCAGTGCGTATCGCTTGCGAATTTCTTCCGCAATTTTCTGACCAAGTCCACCTGTGTCCATGACAACACGCAAGGGGTTGTATCGTTTGATGAACCCTTCAAGTTGAGTAGCAAGTTCCGTAATCCCTTGTTTGTGGGTGACCAATTCGTCAACAAGGTAAGCTTCTTTTGTTTGCTCGTTCCAGCCAATGACACAAATGGCATCGGCATCAGTGAATCCGATATCGCAGCCAATAACATAAGTCCATTCTCCTTTAGTTTGCGGTAATTGTTCAAAATGATTTAATTCGGCGTTGTATCTAAAAACAAGGGAATTAGGATCGAACGCCCATCTTCCGAAACATTCACGCTGTATGCTAGGGTCTTCTCTTGTGACCCCTTTTCGGTCAAGTTCTCTTTGCAGGATTTCTTCGTGTGACATTCCTGATTTGATTGGTAGCCAAGGGTTGTCGAACATTGTCCAGTAGTGGTGCGACCAACGATTTGATTGACTACAGTCATAGAAATATCCAACTGGGACTGGACCGGGAGTTCCAATAAGTCGAAGACGGCCAGCGTAGTCAAAGAGTCGTTTAGCGATAACTTCATCAACGAGCTCTTGGATGTAGCTCCTAAAAGCCTGGCATTCATCAATATAGCAAAGCGCCAAAGCCAAACCCCTAAATTTCTCAATTTCTGACTTATCTTTAGCGCCAGACACATAAATCCTTGAACCATTCTGAAGTGAAATTGAAAGTTCAGATTCATTTATCTTCGCTCCTAAGTTGTATTCCCTACATATTTTAACTAAGTCGGGCCAAATAATTCTTTTAGCAGAAAGTCGATTAAGCGTGATGTAAAGGCACACGATTCCCGCTCGTCCCAGAGCAGTGTGAACCAAATCTGCCGCACACCCGGTTGTCTTTCCCGCTCGGACGCTACAGACAGCCGTTGCAAAAGGGCTTTTGTCTTTAACAAACTCGAGCTGTTTTCCAAAACAAAAGTCCTCAAGCGTAAAAGGCTTTTTGCTTCCCTTTGTGAGCCACGCCTTTGCAAGTGCTTTTGTCTTTTCATTCATCCGTTTCGAGTTTTTTCTTTAAGTATTCCTGTATCTGTTCTTCTGGTACTTTGTCTAAATCAATCCTTTGACGGCTATGTTGGTCAAGGTAGTGCTCACTCATGTGCTTAATCATTGTGTCACTTCCTTCTAACGCACGCTTCCATTGCAAGTCTCTTAGTTTTGCCTTTCCGCTATTCCTAGCTTCTTCAACTATTGCCGCATAACGTCTATGAATTGTATCTGTGGAAACTCTAAAAAAAGCGGCTATTTCCCTTATGTGCCATTGTTTTTCGGCGCACTTAATCAATTGTTCGATGTCTATTTTTTTTCTAGGTCTAGCCAAGTTTCACCGCCTTTTTATTGGTGTACTGTTCCCAACGGTCAATGATGACCTGACAGTACTGCGGGTCTAGTTCCATCATAAAACATTTCCGCTTTGTTTTCTCGGAGGCAATTAGAGTAGTGCCCGATCCTCCAAATAAGTCTAGTACCAAGGCTCCTTCGGAAGCCGAATTACAAATAGGGTATTCGATTAAAGGAATTGGCTTCATCGTCGGATGAAATTCATTTTTAAAAGGCCGTTCAAAATCCCACACCGAAACCTGTTTTCTATCTGCAGTCCACTTGTGTGCGGCTCCTGTCTTCCACCCATAAAGAATTGGTTCATGTTTGTAGTGATAGTCTTTTCTGGTCATCACAAATTGGTGCTTATTCCAAATACAATTTTGGGCAAAATGAAATCCAGCTCTCTTAAACTCAGTCATAAAAGGAATCGTCATAGAGTCTGCATAAAACACATAGATAGAACCCCCATCGACTAGAGCCTCATAGTAGTTGGAAAAAGCTTTTCTCAAAAATGATTTGAAATCGGATTCAGACATTTTATCGTTTTTGATTTTAAGTCCATCGGATCTTCGATTTCTGGCAGCCAAGTTCTTCTCTGATTCGTCATTTATTGCTACATTGTAAGGTGGATCTGTGACCACCAAATCAACTTTTTGACCATCGAGTAGCTTTTCAACGTAGGGTCGGTCGGTGCTGTCACCGCAAAGAAGACGGTGATCCCCAAGTACAAACAAATCCCCAAGCTTGATGTTTGTTTCTCTAACTTCCGGTGTTGCTTCCTCATCGCCCAATTCTTTTTCTTCGGGTGTAACTGTAAAGTCTTTAATCCCTATCAAATCAATATCAAACGGGCCTAAGTCGGATAAATCAGCGTTAATTTCTTTTAAGTCTAACTCAGCCCACATTGCTATGGCATTGTCGCTTTGCACAAATAACCATTCTTGATCATCGCCTTCAAAATCTTGATAAACGACTGGGGCTTTTTCCCATTGATTTGCTTTTATTGCTTGCAGTGTTCCATGGCCCTTTACGATTCTCTTAGACCTATTGGAAACAACAATAGGTGCTCGGACCCCTTGATATTTTAATATCTTTGCAAGCCGTTCAATTTGTTCTTCAGGGTGTTTGTTTCTGTTCTTTGGATGCGGCTTTAATGAACCTACTTCAGCTAATGAATCATATTTACAGTGAATATTCATTTTTGCATACCATGTCATATAGTTTAGGAGCAGCCCAAGGTGCTACTCGATTCTTTACCGCTCTTTCAACCAGCGTTCCTACTGGAGAGCAGACAAAGAAATAGCCAGCGCCGTAGAGCGCCATGTCACAAGTAATAACCGTGGCCCAATAACTTATTACCGGGGCTAGACCTTTGTATCTGTCATCAGTCACAAAGTGGTCATAAAAATTTGTGTAACCGTAAAAACAAGGCTTAAAGCAAACAGGGATACAGTAATTGAGAGTTTTTAAATCGGTAAGCCTTAAAGTTTCGCATACATCGAGGCCAAGTTTTGCCTCAAGTATTTCGTAGGCTAGTGCCAACCAATCGGATATGGGTTTAAAGTCACCAATGCTTCTAGTCTCTACCGCTTTAATAAGTTTGCCGTCCAATGCGGCCCATTCGGTTTCGAGTTTTTTAGCTTCATAAACATAATTATTACGATACAGATTTGTCACGCCGACTCTAACCATTGCGCGAATTGCAGTATTAGCCCTGATTGCAACGCGTGTATAATTTCTTAAACTTGTTTCAGCTTCCTTAGTTTTTTTGTTGGCCGTTTCTTTTTCTTGTGCACTATAATGCTCATCGCCATGTATTTCTTTCCATGCCTCTTTATCCACATTAGCTGTGCATAATGCTGAGAATGTTATTAGTATTGTTAAATATTTAATCATTTAATTGTCTCCTGATAATTTGCTTGAAGCGCCTCGTAGAATTTCTTTTCACTGGCAACTTTTCTTTGTTTTATCCAATCCTCGACCATAAACTCTTTTAGTTCCTCGGGGCTCATGAGCATTATTTTTTGAGCCTTTTCTGTTAGCTGTCTTTCTTTTTCTACCCTTTGTGCCTCATATGCCAAAAGCTTTGCTTCAACTTCTTTTTTTCCTTCTAGGCCAAACTTAGCAAGCGTCACAATGCATTCACCAAGCCTGTAGCTTTCCCCTTCTTTGTAAGCAATCTTTGTCGATTTGACTTTATGTTGCTGTTTGGTTTTTGGTCTAAATGCGTCTTTAAACTTAGTTAGCCAAACGCTTACATAAAAAAGAATGGCGTAGATGAGTTTCACTTAGTTTTTTCTTTCTTCAAAACTTCAGGGGTGTTTTTACAGACCAATGATTCAAAAAGGCTGGCTGCTAAATATCCGCAACGGTTTTGATATTCCCAATAAACATCGCCATTTTCTTGTCGCCACATCTCGAGCCCTGGGTATGTTTTTTGGTCTAATCCTTTTTCTAGGTGTTTATTGAGACCTGCCACAAAAATACGATTTGACGTATGGGCAAATTCAATCGGTTCAGCTTTGTTTCTCATGGTTTTCCTCCAATGCTTTTAGTAGTAGTTCTTTTATATTTACTGAGCAATTTCGCCAAGCAAGTTTTAAATAACTAAAAGGTTTTGAGCCATCTTGGAATGCGTATCCCAAAATAACGGTGGGGTCGTCTTTTAAACAAGCAACTTTTACTTTTTGTGATTCTAAGACGCCTTCAAGTCGCTTGTGTTGCAAGCTCATCCATGTGTCTTTTTTTAAAGTGGTGGAATTGGTTTTGTCGTACCAATTATGCTGCAAATAAGTTGCAAACAAAAATGGTTCATCGTCTTTGGTATGGTTTCGTATTCGGATATGTTGCTTCATGGTTCTTCGCTTAAATAATAATTATATCAAAATATCAATCCAAAGTCTTTTGCCATGCGCCAAATTGCATACTTTACTTGTCGCTTAGTAAGTTTTAGTTTTTCCGCAATTTCGCTCCCCGACAAACCCTCGCAATGTAATTCCCAAATCCTTCTGTGCCTTTCGTTCTTAAACTCTGTCTCATGCAGTATTTGCCCTGCCACTCGATAATACTCCCCTTGAGACTCTTTCCACGTTAAACTTGTGTAACCATAATTAAAGTGGTTCTTTTTATTTTTCTTTTCAGAAAACGAAACACTTCCAGCCCACGACTTAAGCCTATCA